ATACTGAGGCAACAATTCCTTGCAGATATTGGTTACTGCTGCCCATGTAAAACCTTTCAGGTTCTTAAGTTTCGGTGTACCGGTACGGAAACCGAACACGCCATGCGCGCTCTCAAGGCTCTTCCGCTTGGAGAATAGTTCTTCCTTGTTTTCTACGGCGTATGCCTGCATGATGTCGAAATTCTTTTCCTTCGTGGCAGACAGTTCTGCTAACTGATCCGCATATTTCTCGCGGATACGTGTCATTTCAATGTCCATTTTTGAAGTAAGATTCTGTAGTTTGGCATCGGCTGCTGCGAAGTCTGCAAACGCCTGTTCCGCCTGTTCGCGGGTGATACCGCTGACTACTGTTTTCTTTGTTCTTGCCATAATAAATGTTTTTATAGGGTTAATAATGTAATTTCTTTCTTCTGTCCCGGTTCTGCTTGCGCCAGCGCTCCTTGGCGGCTGCCGTCTTGGCTGCTGTGTTATGACCATCCAGCTCCCGGGAGAGGTTATCATAGCGTATCTGTTCTGCACGATAATCATCCAGGAGACGTTCCAGTTCAATGGGTTTTAACTTGGTAATATCTGACCTTAAGCGCTCCTGCAAACTTCGAATATGATTTGTACAATTTTCAAGTTGTGTGATAAGTCGAATACGATGTTCTTGCTTGTCAGTAGAATCGATTTGGACTGTATATCCAGAACTATAGTTTCTCATGGGACATCTCCTTTTTATTTCAAATTCCGGAAGTTCTGAACCGTAGGATTAATGTCCAGTTCACTCTTACTATAATAAACATGAGAACCTTTTCGATACCCTCGTACCATACCGTCTTTCGTCCAGCGTATCAAAGTTAACTGGCTACACCCAATATATTTGTAGGCTTGAGTTTGCGTCAGATAATCCTGCTTATTTGCATCAGCCTGATGCTTGTATACACTTTTATTCCTACGTTCTAAAAGAAAACATACTTGTTTTTCCAACCGTTCGATTCTTGTTGTAAGCGTGATTAGATATTCCAGAGAGACACTAACTTTTACTTTCGTCTGTTCAGATTCCTTTCTAATCTGTGGCTTCACTTCTGGTAGAAAATCTTCTAACTCCAATTTCCCTTCCAGAAACATTCCGGCATCACGCGCAGCAAAAAAAGCATCTTCATCCCTACTCTCTTGAGGAACATCCATCACCATTTTTTGAAATATCTGACGCTCTGAGCGCCGATTTTCAAGTATTTCTGCCTGAAGCATACTAATTTTATCTCCACGAGAATAAAGTATCCCTAATGCTCGGTTTATTTCTTGTTTTGTTCTCATTGATTTTGCTTTTTGCTGATGGTTAATAATTAAGATTTGGGGTCTTACGCTCTTCACGCCGCATCCAAGCTTCCAGCTGCTTCTTAGTATCCTGTAACTCACACAGTTTCATGGCGGTAACGTCCTTACGTGCCTTGCTGTATTTCCTCGACCACATGTTGAGCTTCGCAACGTTCATCCGGTATTCATCTTCACTGTCACTGGTGAAACCCTGGTTCAGCTGTGGGATCAGGAACGACAGGCGATAAATATCGCGGAACACGCTTTTCGCTTCCGCCAGTTGCATTGCCCTTACCTTTTCATCCGGCGGGTTCAACCTTTCCAGCAGTTGCCGCGCTTCGTGCATCGTCAGTTCCCGGCTGCTTGCCGTACGTCCGGAAGTGAATTCATAGATGCATCCATGCCTGGCATCGTCATCCATACCGATGCGGTGGAAAGTGGCGTGCAGGGCTTTGAGCTGCTGCGACGTAATGGATTTATTTTTGGTCGTTTTCATAATAGGTCTGTCTGTCACTGAACATTAATAATCATTCGTTGTTTTCTCCCCAGTGTCTCGTCGCCATTTCCGGCCAGATATCGAAGTGTCCCACAGGTCCGATAAAACGCCCTTTGCTGAAAGCGCGGTACCCTTCGACATATATCTTCAGTGTGGCATCGAACATCACACTTTTACCGCTGCGTCCGGTGGGTAGTCGTCCGGTGGCATGGCTGATGAAGATAATCAGCTTGTTGCGGTGTTGTTCCTTGAATTCTATATATTGCCGATAGGTCATCTGCGTGTATTGGAAACTGTCGATAACCACAAAGTCAGGCGATTTCTGGCGCTTCAACCGCAAACTGAGCTGCTCAATGCTCTCGTTGTCGATTAGCAGAAAACGGCGGTTGACTTCCATCATGCCGAAGCGCCGGAGTGTGTCCTGCATGGTGAGACATGCACCCTCTTCCATACTGTTGTAAGCCACACGCCCGAAACGGCAGAGGTACTTACAGAGCTGCATTACAAACGAGGTTTTGCCGTTACCGGAATTTCCCCAGACAAACCACACACCCCGGCGTTCCGGTGTACCGAAAGCATCATGCCACGCATCTTTGAAATCCAGCGTATCGAACTTCATCGAAAGCATTTCACGTACCCCTTTAGCATTTCGGTCAAAGGTTATCTTTTTCTCCTTTTCCCCTGCAGCATCTTCATGTCTTACATTCATTCTTCATCCCTCCCTTTCTGCTGCTCGGCACGCCGTTTTTGTGCATGAACTACACGTTTAACCCGGCGCAGGTCATTATCACAAGCCTCCACATCTTTCATTACACGCTTTATCTCAGCTTCATTTGTCAATCCGTTGGCCTGACAAATGGCGTATATATCATTGCGGCCGGTGGCGTTCAAATCGAAAAACTTGCGGCCTATACGGCTGTTGATTTCCTTGTAGCCTTTCTTGTTGTAACGCAGCCCGTTGTCCACGCGGCGCTTGATGTAGTCAGTACTCATGAATACAATACCGGCACGTCCCTCCAGACGGTTGTAGATGCTGATGAAGTAGTTCAGCACGCAGTCTGTCAGCTTGTCGCCCTCATCAAAAATAAGCAGCGGGTTCTGCAGGAAACCAATCATGCCAAGAGCATAATCCAGCATGTCACGCAAATTGTTGGTGCTGTCAGTAGGCGCACCTACCTGTTTGGCTATTTCCCGAACAAAATCACTACGTCTCATGTCTTCCGAGCAAAGGATATAGAACACGTTACGATGTGTACGACGAAATTCTATGGCTGCAGTAGTCTTTCCACAACCTGCATCACCCACCATCCAGGTAACGTTCTTGTACATTTGGGCATCGGCCAGTACGTAAGTGGCGAGACGGTAGTTCTCACTTTCACAAATGGTCCAACGTTCAAAACTGAAACCGATTTGCGCCGCTATGCGGCTAAACATATCATCGGAGATACTTTCATACTTGGTGTTTAAAATCTGGCTTACTACAGCCGCACTAACCCCCTGCAGGCTTTCGCTGGCGCGGTTACGGCTGGGAAAATTCTCACAATAGCCCATCAGTGCATCGCGGATATCGTTTTTGTCTTGTTTGGTTAATCCTTTCATAGTTTGAATAGTATTTAATTGATTATTGTTTAAAACCTGTCCAATGCCAGCTCATCCAGTGTCATATTGGAAAGTACCTTGGTGTATTCCCCTACAGTGGAATAATCGGCTTCATTATCGATTTCGGTTTCCTCCTGTTTGCGTTTCTCCGGTAAGGAGAGAGGAACGGAAAGTTTACCATGGTCATACCTTTCACGACATTCGTCCATTTTCTTCCTGCTGAGATTTTTAGGTTTCGGAGTGGAAAGGCCGAAAAGTTCGGCAGCAATACGCTCATCAAGGTCAAACCGTTCGCCTTCCAGTTGGATGGCGGCCATGGTCTCCTTGTTGCGTTCAATAGTACGCCGCATGAAGCCGCTTTCTTCAGGAGTACGTTCTTGGGTGGCTCGGCTGACAGAAACTTTTGGAGTGGCGGTGGCGCTATACTTGGCACCGGTGGCGGTATTACGCCACAATTCCACGCGGGTCATGTCCATGGGATCATACATTACAGTGAATTCACGTCCGGTATTGCGGAGCGCCCAGGCTTCATCGCGCAGACCATCGGTTGCATATACATCATAGTGGTATTGCTTTTTGTCAATCTCAAACCGCAGGCCATAATTGGTGTATGTTACAGCTTTGGGATGACACAACCAGAACATCTGCATCATGTCGATTTCGTTAACAGGTACAGCCCCGGGATTCTCATACGATACATTTCCATGTGAGGAATACCGGTGGCGAAATGCTTTTCCTCATTATTCCATCGGTTACGGCATTCCTTGTAAATAGCCTTCAGTTCCTCGAGTGTGGGAAGTGCATAGGCATTCTCCTCTATGAATTCCAGATTGGGCTTACTATTCAGTTTTTTGGTATTCACATTCTGTCCTGTAAAATGCCAGATGGCATGAAGAACCTGTGCCTGAAAACGGTAGAAAGCATTTTCGATTGTTTTGGATTGTCCGTTATAGGGCATCGTGGGGCGATGAAGTATCGTAAGACGTTGGAAGAAACCTGCTGCATCACCTTTCTTATGTCCGCCCTGGTTATCAGTCACAATCTCATAAGGACGGCTGCCGGAGACTTCAACGGCCATACGGTAAGCCCGGTACTGGCTGTCAAAATTCTCATTCGGGGATATGTCATACCCAAGCAAAGTCTCACTGTAAGCGTCCATCACTTCATATACGCTGGTGGTACACATCTTGCCCTGTTCATTTTTGTAGTAAAGGTTCAGCTTGGTACCATCGCCATACCATAATGCATCACGCATCTGCGGGAGGCTGGTCTTCATCAGACTGGCATACTTGGCTTTCCACTTCTGCATGCCGTATACGGCCGCATACCACATCGGCATTACAGCCGGATCATTAAGATAGTTCTTTATAGTAGTAGGCGATTTGATGATATTCAACCCGCGTTCTACTGCCTGACGGTTATACTCATCGAAGATCTGCGCCTCGGTATAGCGGGGAACAATGCTCCGACGAAGTTTCAGTAATAGACGGGCCACTTCGGGGACTACCACACGTGCCGCCTGGTTGCCTGTATTCTTGTTTACAAGGGCGATATATCCGGCCTTCTTATAAGCGTTGAATTTCTCGCGGAGACGGGTTGCGGGCAGTGTATGTCCATAGCGTTCGCGCAACTTCTCACATGTGCCTTGCACCGTTTCCCACACGATGGATTTACGGCTGTAACCGCACTTGCTATGCAAGGCTCTGGTCTCTTTCTCCACGCGGATCAGTTCATTCATCACCTCGGCATTCAGTACATATTCTGCCTGACGATCCAGTGAGATGGCGGGCCGGTAGGTCTTATAAAACTCTACAGCTTTACTGTCACTACGGATGATATTACTCATTAATTGTTCTTTCATTTCTTCCAAAGCATTGGGATAAAGTCTGTCGTATGCCTCACGAATAAGGGCGGGAAGACTGGTGTAGTCTATGAGAGCGTAGGAACCGGCTCCTTTTCCGGGACGTACAACCCGAAGCTTGCCTTCACGTACTTTTTTATCGTAGTTTGGTTTACTCAATATTCTTCCTTGCGAAACCAGTTCAGGGAAAGTGACACACCTTATTTTACCGTACATTTCCATAATCAGAAACTTTTCTCTTTTATTTGTGCAAGCCCCAGCGTCGAACCGGGGAGCCGGCTACTTCCGCATGATAAGGGAAACTCCGGACTTGCTGAACAAACAGTTCCTAAACAGTTGCGGTAT